CACCGGATGGGCGTCCTCCACCGCGAGCGGAGGCTCGCCGTCTACGCGGTCCGGCCGTGGCTCTGCGGCCAGGCGGCCGGGCTCTCTGACATCACGAACCGGAAGGCGGCGGCCCGGACATGGTGAAGAGCTGGGACTACTTCGACACCCTGCACGGCCGCACCTGCGGCGAGCCGTGGCGGGTCTTCGACCTGGTCGGGGGCGAGGAGTACCGGGCCATCCGCCAGGAGGCCGAGCGGCGGTCGAATAAGACTTGGGCCGGGATCTTCGAGACGCTCCGCGAGATCACAGGCTGGAGCCGCGACCGCGTCGACGAGCTGCGGGACCTCGAGGAGCGGACCGAGCGGGCCTGCGGGTTCCCGATCGTCGAGAACGTCCGCCAGTTCGGGCCCACCGACCGGATCGTGACCGACACCTACTTCGAGGCCGGCCAGGTCCAGGGCCTCGCCCAGAAGATCGGGCTCCCGGGCCGGCTTGACATCTCCGCGTCGTGGGATGGGAAATGGACGGGCCGCTACTGGCGCTCGAAGGCGGCCCGCGAGATCGAGATCCACGTCGGGGACAACGCCAGGAGCGATGTCGCCCAGGCGAAGGCCGCGGGCGTAGAAGCCCGACACTACAAGGGCGGGGCCTGGACGAAGGGCGAGCGGGACCTCGAGGCGGCTGGCTTGTGGGAGATCGCCGGGGCGGCCCGCGCGGCCCGGCTCCAGAATCCCCACGCGGCCGGCACGCGGGAGGCCGGATGGTGGGACGGGGCGGCGGCGGCGAACGTGCCCTTCGTCCTGGCGGCGGCCGCCCTCGTCCGCGGGTACGTCGAGGCGGCGAAGCCCGAGCGGGTGGCGTTCGTCTCCCGGGACTCGATACTCCTGGGCGAGGCCTACCGCCACCTCTACGGCGAAAGGGTCGAAGTGTTTCACGCCAGCCGGGAGACGCTCCGCCGGCCTTCGCCGACGTTCTTGACGTATGTCAAACGGCTCGCCCCGGGGACGCTCTTCGTCGACCTGCACGGGACCGGCCGCACGATGCGGCAGTTCGTCGAGTCGACCGGCGTCTCGCTCTCCTGCGTCTTCGTCTGCGGGCAACGCCGCCTGGCGGCCCACGCCCCGGCCCTTGTGACGCTTGCCGGGATCGGCACCGGGACGGCCGTCGAAGTCATGAATTACCACGACCAGGGCCGCGTCCTCGATGTCGTAGGCGGCGAGCCGGTCCGGGCGGAGGTCGAGTACGACCTGGCCGCCGTCGCCGTCCACCGGGCCGCGACGCTCGCCGGGGTGGCCGCCTGTTGCCGGCCGCCCCAGGGCGTCCGAGCCGAGCACGTCACGCAGGCGGCGGACGTGATCCGGCGGACGGTCCCGCGCGAGCTGCTGCGCCAGCACGAGGTCGAGCACCGGGCGCGGTGATCACCCGGCCCGTCTCACGCTATCCGGCGGCGGATTCTTGGAGTGCCCCCCCCCCGCCTTTTTCCTATCTTCACGCCGTAGAGCGGACACGAGCAGCTCGCGCGGCGTCGGGGCCTGCCGGCCGAGGATCGCCGGGTCGTTATAGGACTGGGCCGCCACTTTGGAGCCCGGGACGTGGCCCAGGTGGGCCGTCGAGGCCCCGGCCTGCTGGCTCTCCACGTCGGTCGAGCTGGCCCGCCGGATCCACTTCCAAGTCCCCTCGCGGATGCCGGCCCGTTTCACGAGCCGATCGACCTGGTCGGTGAAGGTCTCGTGGCTCGCCGGCCACGGGCAGACGAGATCCCGCGGGGCGGTCGCGAGCGACTGGCGAAGGGCCGCCATTGTCGACGGGGCCAGGCGGAAGACCACCGGCCGGGATGTCTTCGACTGGCACCAGGCCCCGGACCCGTCGGGGCGGATCGACGCGACCGGCAGGCGGATCAAGTCGCCCCAGCGAAGGCCCGTGTCCCAGGCGACGCGGACCGCGAGGTCGAACCAGTCCGACCGGCGCAGGCCGCACCGGTGCCACCGTTTCAGGCCCCGGCAGGCTGCGAGGAGCTGCTCGACCTCGTCGTGATCCCAGGCGGTCGGCGGCCGCCACGGCACCTTGACCGCCCGGACCCGTTTTGTCGGCGGATCGCAAAGCCCGTCCTCGGCGGCCGCCCTCCATAGGGCGACGACCTGGACCTTCTTCGAGCGGACCGTATTCGGGGCGGCCTTCGCCGCGTAATCGCGGAGCCACTCGGAGACGCTCCGCTCGTCGAGCTCGTCCAGGCGGACGGGCCCGCCGGCCCACCGCTCGAAGAGGTCGGCGGCAATCTGATACTGCCGAAGTGTCTCCGGCTTCAGGTCGCGGAGGAGCCCGTAGTCGCGGGCATACGCCCCGATGGTCTCGGGGCCTGACTTGCGGAACATGATGCGACTCGTGTGCTGGCCCACGCCGGGGGCCTTATGCCCCCCGACGCAAGTACCTCCCACGAGAGAATCCGTTCACTCGGTCGCCGCGTCAAACCGCCCGCACAATCGCTCCAAGCCGACCGCCCTTCGGTTCCGGTAGAGCATCGGTCTACGGAACCGAAGGTTGAAGGTTCGAGCCCTTCCGGGTGTATTCGCCGGCGACGTGGGACTTTATGGCCCGCGCCTCCGGTGGGGCAAGTACGGCGGCCTGCGTTGACTCGACGGGGCCGACCTTTAGCATCGGAGGTTATGGCGATGGCAGTGAAACTTCCGCCGAACCGCAGACTCTGCGGCACCGACGAGGCCGCCGACCTCTACGGCTGCACCGTCTCCCATATCCGCGGGATGGCCCAGCGGAAAGAAATCTGGTCGAAAAGGATCTCCGACCGCGTCTACGTCTACGACGCGGACGAGATTGAGCGGCTCGCCGGCGAGCGTGACAAACTGCGGGCCGCCGGCAAGCTGTGCGGCCGCCGCCCCCGGGGTCGGAAAACGGCCTAAGTTTCGACGCTCCATAATCCGAAAAAAACTCCTGTTGACGAATTGGAGATCGGGCGAATATGTTCTCGCCCGCAGTCAGGAGCAAGCCATGCGACGGATCAACTGGGATCGGCTCATGACGGCGCTCGTGCTCGTGCGTATCGGGCAGGAGCTGGGAACGGACTCGCGGGCGGCCCGGGCGATTCACGATCTGCTCTCGGTCGTCGGCTCAATTTGGAGATAAGGAGACAAAGGCATGGACAACAACAACGCAGAACGGATGCCGGGTGACGCGGAGGCCGACGCGGCCATCCGCGCGATGGTCGACCAGTACGGCCGCAGGCTGGAGCGAGGCCAGGAGGTCTCCTACCGGCGCGACTCGTGGCCGGCCGGGCACAGCGAGTCAGGCCGCGTCGTCGCGTTCCACCGCGGCCGGATCCTGATCGAGACCGCCGACGACGTAGTCGAGGTCGAGTCCGACGAGCTGCTCCCATTCTGACTGGAGGCATGGATGCCCCGCGCCGCGTCTCGAAACGACTCCGCCCTCCACCGGTCGACCCACAGGCAGGCGAACATCCTGCCGGTCGTCGCCCAGGGCCGTCTCGCCTGGCACTTAGGGCGGTGCGCCTGGAGGCCGCTCCGGGCCCTCGACGCCCTGCTCGAGGAGATCGACCGAGTCGGGCCGCCGCTGAACCGGCTCGTCGTCCTCCAGGCGAAGGCGGCCCGGGAGGTCGCCTGGGCCTACATGACGGACGACACCGGGGAGGTCTGGCGATGACGACGGACCAGTGGATCGGCGTCTGGCTCCTCGTGGCAGCGGCCGTCCAGGCCACGGCGGCGACGGTCCTCGTCGTCGGCGGGCTCGCCGTCTTGAGGCAACGCAAGGACGGAGGCCGGGGCGGATGCCGCGGCCCAGGATGCCGGCTGGAGGCCGGCCGGCATGGATGCACGACGACGCCGGCGGTCGAAGGACCGGCCGCCGGTGATCTGAAGACGCTGGCCCGCGCGGGCTGGGTCGAGATTCGGGATTCGCGAACGAGGAGGTAACGATGGCAGGGTTCAAGAAGGCGACGAAGTCCCAGGCGAAACTCCGGGCGGCGATCTTCGGGCCGAGCGGGGCCGGGAAGACGTACACGAGTCTGCGGGTCGCGACCGGCCTGGCCGGCGACGCGGGCCGGATCGCGGTGATCGACACCGAGCGCGGCTCGGCCTCGAAGTATTCGGATCGGTTCGCGTTCGACGTGCTGGAGCTGGAGGACCAGACGATCCAGGGCTACGTCGACGCGATCCGCCTCGCGGCCGAGGCAGGCTACTCGGTGCTCGTGATCGACTCGCTCTCCCACGGGTGGCAGACGCTCCTGGAAGAGGTCGAGAAGCTGGCGAAGGCCAAGTACCGCGGGAACACCTGGTCGGCCTGGTCCGAGGGGACGCCGCTCCAGCGGAAGCTCGTCCAAGCGATCCTGACGTTCCCGGGCCACGTCCTCGCGACGATGCGGTCGAAGACCGAGTGGACGACGGTCGACGACGGCCGCGGCAAGAAGTCGCCCCAGCGGGTCGGCCTGGCTCCCGAGCAGGGCAAGGGCGTCGAGTACGAGTTCGACCTTCTGGTCGAGATCTCGACCGAGCACATCGCGAACGTGATCAAGGACCGGACCGGCAAGTTCCAGGACAAGCTGATCGAGAAGCCCGACGAGCGGTTCGGCCGCGAGCTGGCCGCCTGGCTGGCGGACGGCGAGCCGGCGAAGCCGCAGGTCGCGGTCCGGGCCGCGGCCCCGGCGAACACGACGGTCCGGGCCCACGCCCAGGCCGCGGACCTCGAGGCCCTGCCGCTCTTCGAGCGGATCTCGGCCTACATCGCCGCGGCCGAGAACGTCCGGGTCCTCGGGAAGATCGGCGACCGTGTCGACACGCTCGCGAGCGAGGGCGAGCTGGACGGCGACCAGGTCGAGGCCCTGCGGATCGCCATCGGCAAGCGGCACGACGTGATCGAGCCGCAGGGAGCAGCGACATGAGCGGCGACTGGTGGACGTTCTCGCGGATGCGGGGCGACCGGGAGCCGCGGACGTGGATCCGTTGGTCGGAGGTCCTGGCGTTCGTCCGGGCCGAGTTCCCGGCCCTCGGGGTATGGGACGTGAAGGTCGCGCTCAAGGCCGGGCCGGCGGCGGAGAAGCGATACGGGCACAAGAGATACACGACCGAGCACCTGGCCGCGATCCGAGCGTATGCGGATCGGCAGGGGCTCAACAGGAAGGGGACGAGCTGATGGACTTCGTTCTGGACGAGTTTTTCGAGCCGGTGGCCGCGCCGGTGGAACGCGAGGAGGTCCCCGAGGGGGAGCACGAGTTCCGGATCGTCGGCATGGTCGAGGACGACCGGCGGCTCCGCGTCGACCTGGCCCACGACGACCGCCGCTACGGCCTGGTGTTCGCCGACCTGCCGAAGGGCAAGGACTGGGCCGGCCGGATCGTCGGGCAGCTCGCCGCCGCCCTGGGGCTCGACGCCGCCGGGTGGAAGGCCGCGACGGCCGCGACGCTGAAGGACCGCCGGGTCAGGGCCCGCGTCTACCACAAGGCCGGCCGCGACGGGCGGATGTTCGTCAACGTCGGCGGCTTCTCCGCGGCCCAGGCGGCGGCCGAGCCGCCGAAGCCGGTCGCCAAGCGGACGCCCACCAAGAAGGCCGACGCCGCGGCGGCGTCGATCCCGGACGACGACATCCCGTTTTGAGGTGTGACATGGACGAGCGACCGTTCGACGAGGACCAGGACCGCGAAGCCGCCCGCCGCCGGTGGGAGGCCATGCTCGCGGACGTGGACGCCGAGATCCGCGACGAGTCGCGGCCCGAGGCCATCGAGGAGCGACGACTGGCGGCCCAGGCCCGCGAGCGGTGGCGGGCCCTGCCGCCGGTGCGGCTGCGGCCCGGCGTCGCCGTGGATCGCCTGACGGACCAGGAGGCCGCGATGCTCGACCGCGAGGGCTACTGACTTTCGCCCGGCCGCTCCCGGCCGCAGGGGCCTCACCAGCCCCGGGGAGAGCGCCGCGGGCGGTCGCTCAAAACACCCGCAGCCGGGGCCGGTGGTAACTCCGGTCGGTGACCTGGCCGGCCGCCCCACGAGACGGGGCCGACACAAGGACGGACCGATGGCACGACTCATGACAACCCTCGAAGCGATCCACGAGCTGCCGCTCTTCGCGGCCGCCCGCCGGACGGATCCGCCGACCTCCCAGGCCGCGGGCCGGGCGTCGCGGGCGTTCGCGGCCGGGCACGGCCGGCGGATCCTCGAGGCCCTGGCGGAAGGCCCAGGCACGAAGGACGAGATCGCGGCCCGGTGCGGGCTGGACGAGCAACAGGTCGCGCGGCGGATGCACGAGCTGAAGCGGCGCGGCCTTGTAGTGGAGGTCGGCGAGGCGGTCTCGCCGACGGGGAATCGGGAGACGAGGTACGGGAGGGCGGAGGCGTGATCGCGTCGTTCTTTCCCCCGCCACCTCCAGGTCTATCGGTCAAAGACGCTATGCCAACAATTCCAGACCAGGCCGGCGTCTACTTCTTGTACCAGGACAGCCACTGCGTATACGTCGGCGAGGCGGCTTCTCTGAGGAACAGGCTCAAGACTCACGAACACATAAAGCGGTGTAACAAAATTGGTTTCATGTTGTGCGATCCATACCAACGGAAGCGGATCGAAACGTATTACATCGGATTGATTGACCCGCCGCTGAACAAAACGCAAAGGGTGTTTGAGAGGCGAGAAAACCGGAACTCTGACGGCGTCTCCAGGGTCAAAAGGGTTTTCAACGCGATTAAAAAACACGGGAAAGTTTCAGTATCAAAGCTCCACAGGGAGTCGTGGAAATCATCTTCGGCGAGGGATTTCGACCGCCTGCTCGACCGCATGGAGAGGTGGAATCTGATCACGAGAGAAAAGCTGCCGACCACAGGCCGGCCAGTTGTAATCGTTTCGCTATGCGAAAGGGAGTTAACGGATGGCCGGTGACACGCAAGCGAAGTGGCGTCAGACGAGGGCCGACAGGTTCCGGATACTGCACCGCGACAAGTTTTCTTGTCGCTACTGTGGAGCCAGGCCAGGCTCTGACCTGCTCGAGGTTGACCACCTCGTCCCTCGCTCTCGCGGCGGAAGCGACAACGAAGCGAATCTTGTCACCGCCTGCAAAACGTGCAACGGAAGAAAGTCGGACACGATCGTTTTTCCGCACGACTTGATCGAAGGCCAGGACGACGAAGGCTGGTTCATCCACAAGACGTACGGCGAATGGAAGATCGTTTTTTCCGATGTCTCATTTGGAGTCGAAAAGGATAGGTATGGGTTCATTGAGGGCGGAAGGTTTTTTAGGGAGAGGATCATGTCGCACCTTTACAGCAAAGGATGGGATCATGCGGTTCTGGCTGACATGGAGCGCGCTGTTGATCACATGCGCGGAATGTTGTCGGAGGACTTTTTTAGGATCCCAGCGAATGGAGCCTGACCCCAGCCCGATCGCGTCGATCCTGGCCTTTCTGGACCGTCACCCGGACCAGGCCCAGCGGCACCGCGAGGAGGCGATGCGCCGGGCGATCAAGGACGCTGGAAGGAAAGGAGGCCCCCGTGGCCGGTGAGTGGATCCCCTACGACGTTTGCCTGCCCCAGAAGCCCGAGGTGCTCGAGCTCGTCGACCGGACGGGGCTCGCCCCGGACCAGGTCGTCGGCCGACTCCTCATGCTCTGGGGATGGGCGGCCCTCAACAGCTCCGACGGGACGGCCCGGATGTCGATCCGGCTCCTGGGGAGGCTGTGCGGCGGGGACGAGGACTTCTGGCGGGAGGTCGAGGCGGTCGGCTGGCTGGTGATCGACGCGGACAATGGGACCGTTGCTATCCCCGGATGGGATCGCCGGTTCTCAAAAGCCGCGAAATCACGGGCCCTGGCGACCGTCCGCCACCAGGTCGACAAGGCTGGGGGCGCTACGCGCCCCCGCTCGGGGCGCGACGCGCCCCCACGCGGGACGGCACGCGCCCTAGAGAGAAGAGATAGAGGAGATAGAAATTCTTCTTCCTCCCCCGATGTCGCTGCGCTCGCCGAGGCCCCGGACCAGGCCCCGCAGGAGGCCCCGGACGGGCCCGCCGGCTGGGACACGCTCCGGAAGGCCTGGGCGAACGGCACGGGGCGGCCCTGGAAGCTCCCGGACCCGCCCGAGAAGGTCGCCGACCGCCTGGCCGAGCCCGGCTGGTTCGGGAAGGCCTTGGCCGCGATCGAGGCCCTGCCCCGGTGCCGGTACTTCCGCGACCCGGTGACGCTCCCGCAGCTCGTGGCCCCGGGGTTCGTCGACAAGGTCCTCGGGGGCCAGTTCGACAACGCCCGCGAGCAGCGGCCGGCGGGCGGCTACCGTGGCCTGGATGACCGTCCGCCGGCCCAAGGGTTCACCGGGGCAGACGCCGAGGCCTTCGAGCGGACGAAGCGGGCCCTCGCCGCCAAGATCCGCCAGGAGGGCGCGGCATGACCTACGACCCGAAATGGAACGAGGCGAGCCCCGAGGAGGACGAGGCGAGCGGGTCGTCGCTCGACCTGGCCCCGTGGGTCGCGCCACGCGCGGCCGAGATCCGCGAGCGGCATCTGGAGGCGAGGGCGGCCGAGCGGCCCGAGACGACGATGGCGAAGGTCCTGAAGTGGCGGCGCGGCGACTGCCTGCCAAGGCGGGAGCGGAGCGCGGGGTAGAGACTTCGCCCCGGCGGCGCGGCCCCGGACAATGCCACCGGGAGCCGCCATGATCGACATCGACCGCCAGGACCTCGCCGAGATGGCCGCCGTCGCGTTCCGCGGCGACGACTACCAGGACATCCCGGAGAAGCTCTGGGCCGACCAGTACGGCGGGACGATCTTCGTTCGGGCCGCCTGGGCGAACGGCCTGACGGCTCGCCGGACCGGGCACCTCGAGGACCTCCGAGACCTGGTCGCCGAGACGTACCGTGTGCCGGCGGTCGCGGTCGCCTACTGGAACGACCTCGACTGGTCCGAGATCGACGCCCACGCCCACGCCCTCCAGGGCGTCCAATGACGCTGGACTGGTAGCGGGCCTGCCGTACGGTCGACGGTCGCATGGACGCGACGATCACCTTCACCGTACCGGGCCAGCCGGTGCCCCAGCCCAGGCCCAGGATCTCGACCTGGGGCGGCCGCGGCCGGGCCTACACGCCCGCCCATCACCCGATCCACGCCTACCGCCAGGCGGTCGCCCTGGCCGCGCAGATCGCCGGCCGGGACGTGACCCGGATCGACGGCCCCGTCGGCCTGGCGATCGAGTGCGTCTTCGGCCGGCCGCCGTCCCACGTCACGAAGGGCGGCCGGCTCGCCAAGGGAGCCCCGGCGATCCCGCCGAAGTGCGACTGGGACAACCTGGGCAAGGGCGTCTGTGACGCGATCACCGACTCGGGGGCGATCTGGCTCGACGACGAGCTCGTCGTCGACGGCCGCGTCGTGAAACGGTACGCCGGGCCCGGCGAGGCTCCCGTGACGAAGGTCACGATCTGGAGGCTCTGACGTGGCCGGCGACGGGCGGCAGCTACTGACGCGACGCCAGGAGATGCTCGTCCGCCGGCTCCTGGCAGGCGGCTCCACCCAGGCCCAGGCGGCCGCCGCCGCGGGCGTCTCCTACTCGCGGCTGCGGACCCGGATGGCCGACCAGCTCGCCGACGTTCGCGTCGGGCGCGGCCGAGGAGGCGGGCCGAACCAGTTCGAGGACCTGCCGATCGAGGAGATCTACGCCCGCGCGGCGGCCCTCCGCGAGACCTGGGACGACGAGACGCTCCGCGAGCGGTGGAACCCGGCCTGGAGGCCGGTGAACTTCGCCGGTGACGACGAGGCGGGGACACTCTGACCATGCCACGAGTACCGCCACCGCGCCGCGGGCCGCCCCGGAACCTCCGGATTTTGTCGCTCCTGCGGAAGCAACTCCGGCGGACGCCGCCGTCGCCGAACACGATCCTCGCCGAGAACGGCAACCAGCTCCAGGCCGAGAACGGCAACTACCTCCGGACGGAGTCCTGACCCATGCCCGACGTGAAGATCTCGCAGCTCCCCTCGGGCACGGCGGCCGCGAACGCTGTCGTCCCGGCCACGAACGCCGCCGGGACGACGACCGAGAAGGTCACGCTCGGGTCGATCCGCGACCTGACCCACGCCAGCCGGCACCAGACGGGCGGGGCCGACGCGATCAACCCGGTGATCGTCACGCCGTCCAGCCTGTCGGCGAGCCAGAACAACTACGACCCGGGGACGTGCGACATCCTGCGGCTCTCCAGCTCGACGGCGATCGACATCACGGGGATCGTCGCCCCGAGCGTCGACGGGGCCCTCCGCCTGGTGATCAACGTCAACGCCTTGGGCGGCTCGGCGATCACGCTGAAGCACGAGAGCGCCTCGAGCACCGCGGCGAACCGGTTCCGCAGTGTGACGACCGCCGACGTGATCCTGCTTGCGGACGGCGGCTCGGTTACGCTCACCTACTCGTCCGCGATCTCGCGCTGGCGGATCCTATGAGCCGGCGATTCCTCGCCCTTACTCGGCCGCGGGTCCATCACGACGCGCTCGACTGGGCGCGGCGAGTGGTGACGAACTCGGGGTCGGTCTCCCAGTCGACGCTCCGGGCCGTCTCCGCCTTCTGCGACGCGATCGACCGCGCGGCCATCCGCGACCGGTTCTACCGGCTGAACCTGTTCTGCGGGACGGGACTGAACGCCTGCCTCGTCCCGTTGTTCCGCGGTCCGTCGTTGGTGGGAACGCAGTACGGCAACACGACGGACACGAACAACAACTTTGTCAGCGGCGACTACAACGAGACCGGCGCAAGCGGGGGCCTGAACGGCAACGGATCGACGAAGTACCTCGAGACTGGCCTGAACCCATACTCGGCCGGGCTCGCGGAGACCGACTTGCACACTGCCGGGTATTTCAAGGACGCTCTAAACGCCTCTGGCGTGTTCATCGGGTGCGTCAACTCAAACGCCTCGAAAGGTTTGATATTCCATCCGGCATACCTGACGCTTGGAATGTATGTTCGCTTTGGTGGCCTCAGTAATTCCGGTATCGAGAACGGCTCGCTGTCGGCCAGGAATGGTTTTCTGTTGGGCGTTCGGCGGCCAGGCGGCGTTGGGTTTCGTAATGGCTCAAACATCAACGCAACCTCAGTGACTACAGGGAGCC